AGGATACGTCAAAATCTACTTTCATGTCAGAATTATTATCATAGATATTATCTGTGTAAATTACAACCGAAGTGCTCATAGTGTAAGTCCTTAGGAGGCAAAAAACCCCCCACCCCCACGGGCACGGGCACAATATCTTGTGGTCTAACCTTAAGGGACTCACTAGATATAGTTATCGGATCAAGTTTGATGGGCTGTAAAGATTGGAGATGCTGGGAACAGGTGAGGGCTGGAGATTATCCAGCCCTGCAAAAGATTAAAGATTATCGACTGATAATCCTTTTTCGTGAAGTTTTCTAATGACTTCCTTCCCCCACTGTTTCACTTCAGCATTATCAGTAGAAACAATAAGATGAAAAATTTCACCAGAAAGAAAGTTAGCGATACCACGATAGTCCACTTCCCTTCTATTGTTTAAGGCATTATCACGATCAAGTGTTTCCACTTCAGCCAAACGTTCTTGCAGATCTGCAAAAGGACGATTGATAATACCATTGTTGTCGTTAGGCATGATTTTAAAATACACTAATCCTAACTTGTTGCAAGTATATAAGATCTTTTCTGTGGATAACTTTTTTACCCTTTGGTCGCACCCTTGATCACACACGGAACACCCAACACGCCGTCTGGACGGCGACAAAATTACCTAGTATAACCCCATGCCAAAGGGTAAGTGGCGAATGGAGAATGGAGAACGGCACGTGGGCGAACGCCCACGCACTAGAGATAAAT